CCGCACAGCGCCAAACAGCGCATGCTGGCGCGCGGCCGGTGGGTCGCCGGCGCGGAGTCGCCGATTGCCGGGTTCCATCTGTCCGAACTCTACAGCCCGTGGCGGTCGTGGGGCGAGCTCGCTGCCGAGTGGCTCGCCGCGCAGGGCAATGTTGAGCGGCTGCGCGCATTCGTCAACACGAGCCTCGCCGAGCTGTGGGACGATCAGGTCGCCTCACAGGTGAGCGAGGACGATCTGCTCGCCCGGCGCGAGCAATACGGGCCGCAGCTGCCTGACGGCGCCGCTCTGCTCACCGCCGGCGCGGACGTGCAGGACGACCGCATCGAGGTTTCTGTCTGGGCATGGGGCCGCGGCGAGGAGTCGTGGCTGATGGATCATCGCGTAATCCCTGGCGATCCAACGGTCGGGCCGGAGCATGGCCCATGGCCCGAGCTTGACCGCTATCTGTCACAGGCTTGGCTTCATCCGCGCGCCGGCCAGATGCACATCGCGGCGGCGTGCATCGACGCGGGTTTTGCGACGGCGGTGGTCTCGCGGTTTTGCGAGGCGCGCGCCGGCCGCAGAGTCTGGGCGATCAAAGGCGCAGGCGGCACGCTGCCGGCATGGCCGAGGCGGCAGAGCAAAACACAGCGCGGCAGGGTCTATCTCATCGGCGTGGACTCGCTCAAGGCCACAATCACGGCACGGCTCCGCGCCGCAAGCGGCGCTGGCGCGACGCATTTCCCGGTGACTGTCGACCGAGCTTATTTCGAGCAACTGACGAGCGAGTTCCTGAGGACCACGTACAAGCACGGCCGGCCTGTGCGGACGTGGGAGCGCCGCAAGGGGCGGCGCGCGGAGGCGCTGGACTGCGCCGTGTACGCCTACGCAGCAACCTTCGGGCTCGCGCAGCAGGGCGTGCTGATTGACCGGGAGGCGGAGAGGATTGCGCTGCTGGCGGTAGCCCACGCTGCACCTGCGCAAAGTACCCAACAGCGTCAATCTTGGCTTCCGCGAAAGAGGGGTTGGCTGTCATGACGCTTGAAGAATTGCAGGCTCGCCGCCAGGAAATCCTGCGAACGATCGGAGTTTACCGCGTACAGTTCGGCGAGCGTTCCGTCCAGTACTCCGATCAAACCAAGGCCCTAGCTGCAATCGACGCGGAGATCGCCAAAATGCAGCAGCAGTCACAGCGCAGTGTAAGCTACGCGCAATTTCAAAAGGGATGACTAACTGGCTGGACCGCATCATTGCCTGGTTTAATCCTGCCCGGGCGAGCCGCCGTGTGCATGCACGCATGTCGATGCGCGCGGCAGAGCGCTTCGCCTACGAAGGCGCCCGGTCGACGCGCCGGACAGCGGGATGGTTTGCTCAGGATACTGGGCCCAATGCCGAAATCGCCGGCGCAGCGCAAAAATTACGCGCGAGGTCTCGCGATCTGGTGCGAAACAACGCCTATGCAGCGCGGGCAGTTGCGGCAATCACACAAAACGCTGTTGGCACCGGCATCGTCGCGCGCACGCAGCAGCAGGGCGCTGCCTCGATTTGGAGGCAATGGGTCGAGATTTGCGATGCAGATGGCGTGCTTGATTTGTACGGATTGCAGGCGCTGGTGGCCCGCACCGTGGTCGAGAGCGGCGAATGCCTGGTTCGATTCAGACCCCGCAGAGCGGAAGACGGAATCAATCCTCCGTTGCAATTGCAGGTGCTTGAGCCAGATTATTTGGACTCGTCCAAGACTGGCCCGACCGACACAGGCTATTCGATCCAGGGAATCCAGTACGACCTCATCGGGCGGCGCACCGGCTATTGGCTCTATGACCGCCATCCGGGCGAAGCATCAACGCTGGTTGGGTCAACACTCCCGACCAGCAGCTTCGTACCGACCGATCAAGTCCTGCACATCTACCGCAAGGATCGCCCGGGTCAGGAGCGCGGCGTCCCGTGGCTCGCGCCGGTCATCATGCGCATGCGCGATCTTGATGACTACGAGGAGGCAGAGCTAGTCCGAAAGAAAATCGAGGCCTGTTTTGCGGCGTTTATTCTCGGGGGCGACCCGAGCCGCACGCTTGGCACCTCGCAGATGCAGGGATCGCAGCGCATCGAGACGTTTGAGCCGGGCATGATCGCCTACCTCGGCGATGGAGAGGACGTCCGCTTCGCAACTCCGCAGCCCTCCGCTGGCTACCATGACTATGTGAGGCATCAGCTGCGCTCGATTGCGGCGGGCCTCGGCGTCCCATATGAGGTACTGACTGGCGATTTATCGCAGACGAATTACTCCAGCATTCGCGCCGGGATGCTGGAATTCCGGCGAATGATCGATCAATTCCGCTGGCAAATTCTCATACCGCAATTCTGCCAGCCAGTCTGGGACCGTGTGATGTCGCTTGCCGGAGTCGAGGCCAACGTTACATGGACCCCGCCGAAATGGGAATGGGTCGATCCAGCCAAGGAAGCCGCCGCAGTGCAGGCGAACATCCGCAACGGTCTCACCACGCTGCGCGAGGCGATCTCCGAAATGGGCTATGACCCAGACGAGCAGCTCGCCGAAATTGCGGCGACAAACGATGCGCTTGACAGGCTCGGCATCATCCTCGACTGCGATCCGAGGAGGGTGACGGCCACGGGAGCGCGGCAGAAGGAGGGCTGACATGCCTGAACATGGAATCCATCACAATCTGACCGGAGCGGAGGCAGAACGCGCAAATCCAGAGCGCATTTCCTTGCGCGCCCTTCCTCCGGCAACGGTCAACGACGAGCAGCGGACCGTCGAGGTTGTGGCCTACTCTGGCACTCCGGTCTTGCGAATCGACATGTGGACCGGCGAGACCTACCAGCTTCGCCTCGGGCTTGAGTCCAGCCAGGTCCGAATGGGCAGGCTGATCGGCGCGCCCGTACTAGACTCGCATAGCGACGAGAGCATCTCCGACCAGATCGGCGTTGTCGAAGAGGCCAGAGTCGACGGCGGAAAGCTCGTGGCAAAATTGCGCTTCAGCACACGCCCAGATGTCGAGCCTATCTGGAACGATATTCGGGACGGAATTATTCGCAACGTCTCGATCGGTGCGCTGATTTACAAGCGCGAGAAGCAACAGGACGGAACATATCTGGCGACGGATTGGGAGCCGATGGAGATCTCGATCGTCCCGGTTCCTGCCGACCCCAGGGCGACCGTTCTGAGTGATGAAACGCGGGTATTGGCCCGCTCGACTTCCAGTGAGGAGGAACAGACCATGGCTGAAAATGAGGCGGGAATCACTGCCCGCGAAACCGTAGACGTCGCCGCTCTGCGCGCGCAGATTGCGGCGGAACAGCAGAAAATCAGGGCCGCCGTTAAGGGCGCCGGGCTCGACGAGAAATTTGCCGACGAGCTGTGCGCAAGCGGCGTCTCGTTGGAGGAGGCGCGCACGAGGATTTTCGACGAGCTCGCCTCGCGCTACGAGAAGGCTCCGACCCGTTCGCACGTCGCGAGCATTGAGCATGATGCCGTCGACAAGCGCATCGAGGCCATGACCACCGCGCTCATGAACCAGATCGCGCCTGGCCGCTACCCGGTCGACGGGCGGAATGAGTGGCGGGGGATGCGCCTGTCGCGGATGGCGGAGGAGTGCGTGCGACTCGCAGGCCGCGGGCGGCCGGCGTCTCCGAACGAGCTTGTGAGGCTCGCTCTCAGCACGAGCGACTTCCCCAACATCCTCGCCAATGTAGCGAACAAAACCCTGCTCGATGCCTACCAGTACGCCTCCCCAACGTACAAGCGGTGGGCCAAGCAGAGCACCGTGCCCGACTTCAAGCCGGTGAGCAGGCTTCGCATCGGCGAGTTCCCGGCCTTCACGAAATTGGCTGAGGGCGGCACCATCACCTTTGGTTCGACCACTGAGACCAAAGAACAGTACGCCATCGCCACCTATGCGAAGGGTCTGTACATCACGCGCGAGATGATCATCAATGACGATCTCGGCGCGATCCAGCAGCTCTTCGCTGGAATCGGCGTGCAGGCCGCGGTGCTCGAAAACACCACGGTCTATACGGTGCTGACCAGCAACCCGACGATGAGCGACGGAGTCGCGCTGTTCCACGCGAACCACGGAAACTTGGCGGGTACTGGCGGCGCCATTTCCATTGCCACGCTCGATGCCGGCTCGGCGGCGATGATGACCCAGAAGGGTCTCGATGGCCTGACGCCGCTCAATATTGCACCTCGATTCCTGATCGTTCCGGTTGCGAAGCGCGTAACGGCTATCCAGTTCACCAACGTGCCGAATATCGTCGTCACGAAACAGATCGACTTCAACCCGTTCGCCGGCCAACTGGAGGTCATCGCCGACGCCAACCTGGACACGGCTTCGACCACGGCGTGGTACCTCGCTGCTGACCCGATGGCCGTTCCGACGGTCGAGTATGCCTACCTCGAAGGCGCGCAGGGTCCGCAGGTCGAGCGCGTCGAAAATCCGGATGACACGCTGGGCCTGAAGATCAAAGCGTGGCTGGACTTTGGGGCCAAAGCCATCGACTGGCGCGGCCTCTACAAGAACCCCGGTGCGTGAGCGCTGAGTGAGCAAGAAGGAGGAACGAACAAATGAAGAACTATGTGCAGGAAGCCAATACGCTCACCATCGCGGTGAGCCATCCCTTGAGCCCGACCTCGGGCTCGCCTGTCCGAATCGGCGGGTTTTGCGGCGTCGCTGTCGCAGACAAGCAGTCCGACGGCGCCACCACGGTCAAGATCGCCGGCGTGGTTTCCGTCTCGGTCAGGGGCGTTGACGGCAGCGGAAACTCGGCCGTGGCCGTCGGGGACAAGCTGTATTACGTCGACGCCGACACGCCGCCGATCAGCAAAAAGAACTCCGGGACATTTTTCGGCTACGCGCTCGGAGCCGTGAGCTCCGGCGCTACGGCGACCATCAACGTCCTGCTCGCGAACTGATTGAGGCCATGCTGCACGATTTCGCCAGCATGGATGCAGCATGCATTGCGGCCTTCGGGAGGGGCATCACGTACCTCCCGAAGGCCGGCGGGCAAATTGCGGCGCGGGGCATTTACCAGCGCACTGCTGAACCCGAGGATGCCTCGCCAGGCGTCTATGCTGTCCTGTTCGTGCGGCAAGCGGACTTGCCCGCGCCGCCCGTGCGCGGCGACGAAGTCACAATTGGGGCCGAGCGCTATTCAGTTTTCGACATCGACGCAGACTCTGAAGGCGGAGTCGTGCTGAGGCTTCGGAGGATCAACTAGTGCCGAGCGTCCGCGTCTACCAGAAGCGGCAGCTCCGGCTCGATCTGCTCAACTTCCGCCAGCGGCAGATGTACGAGCTTGGCATGGCCGGCGTGGCTGCGGTCAAAGAAAGACTCGCCGCGGCGAAAGGGCCAACTGACGCACCAGCCAAGCCGCTCAAAAAAAGCTACGCGATCTGGAAGACGCGGCAAAGCAAGGGCAACCGGCGCAATCTGTTCCTGACCGGAGAAATGCTCGGCAACTTCACCGTGCGCACGGTCAGCGAGGATCGGGCCAAGGCCAATGTGTCGAGCCGCAAGGCGCGCATCAAAGCCTCGATCAACCAGAAGCGCGAGGAGTGGATGGTGTTCTCGCCGCGCAATCGCGAGGCGGTGAAGAAGGCTGCGCAGCAGATGCTTGAGGCGATGAAGCCGCGGCTCGTCATCGAGCGCGCGCTTGGCGGAAGGCAGCGATGAACGCCCGTGAATTGGTCGACAATTTCGTCGCGCTCCTGA